GCCGCATGACCTACCTCCTTTATAACCTAAATATAAAGGGTCGTTAGCTCCACCTCCTTCACGAATAAAACGAAATTGCAAATCTGTAGCGGCCGTCTCAAATAAGAAGGGAAGCCATCCAAATATATCACATACAGTTCCGTTATCATTATCCCCCGCTCTTCCCCTAGCTACCTGTCCTCCGTCATCTCCAAAGCCATAAGCGTTACAGCAAGTTCCCGCAGGAGCTAAAGAGTCGTTGACTACTCCCCCATGATAATAAACATTACCGTCAGCAGGAGTTTCCCCCCAACTTCCTGTACCTAATGCAGCTCCAATATTGGAATCATCAAACCATTCTTGAAAATTTGCGTATGTATTATTAGCTACAAAAGTTTCGTCAAACGTGTACTCAAAGTTTTCGCAGGCGGCCCCCGAGTTTCTACCCTCACGAGAAGCTTCAAATATTATATGTATACGTGAATTGGCAGGTATAGTATAATCTGTTCCTGTAGCTCCCGATATGTTATTTACCGGATACCATATAACAGGGAATTCTCTATCACAATTAGTCTCCATGCTAATGTTTCCAAAATCTACGATATCATCGTCGCCCATTTGAAAATTAACAGAGCTATCTTTTACTACCATATACGTCCCTGACGTCATTAAACCCGAAGGGTCAATTACTGTAGCCTCCTCTGCTGATATAGCTTTCTTCTCAAGAACGGTGACATAAACGCATGTATTTAAAGCGCCACTCATATCTCGCTTTACAATAAGTCTATCTCCTTCTTTTACCTTCTGCGCATTCTCTCCCTCTAACAAGATATACGCTCTATTAGATGTACCTGCTTCTATAAAAGAAATATTAGAATATATAGTATTGAATTTTTCTTTGTCAGGCTTTACAACAAACTTATACCTTGTAGCCCATGAAGGAGCTAACTGTCCGGTAGGTATCTCTACACGAATTTGGTTTTTATTATTGCTCCTGCTGCAAGGTACATGAATGGTATTAGTAGGACTCACTAAAGCTGTAGTAGACCTATTGTATTCGTCCATATAAACAATACCGGTTTCATATCCTCTATTGCTGTGCAGACTAGCTTTATCATCTAAATTAGATAAAGTACATCCAATCTCCGTTATACTGAAAAATTCATATACACTTACTGTTATAGCCGTTGGGTCATCTACTAAGCGCAAAGCAGGGAAAGAAAATGAAAGAACCGTACCTAAAACAGATGTTGCAATAGGCTCTCCATCTGCTGTAATTCCACTTGCATATGCAGTGTATATACCTAAGTCATTAAGGGCGCAATTAAACCGGTCCGTAAAAGTAATCCCGCTACACGAACTAGGGTTAACGGCGTCATAAACAGGTTTAATATTAGCAGCCGTTCCTATAGCAGTACTCCAAGAAGAAGATGCTACGACGTCAGCTAAAGAAGTATAAGAGGTAGGAAGTACGTACTCAAAGGTTAGCTCAAAAGGAAGGTTATTTACATTCTCTTGAGCAGGAGTGGGGTCGCCAAAAGGGTTAGTAGTGAAGAGATAATGGTCTAATGTGAAATTAAAAGTAAGTGTGCTCCCCGCTGTATAAGTACTATTCCCAAAAGCGTCTGTATCTATTTGAGAGAAATCAAAATTTGCTACAGATTGAAATACCGTACTTGGGAAAACGGGATTGATAGTATAGTTTCTGTTAGATAAACTAAGCTGTGGTGCAGCTATGTCTGACCCACCAAACGTAACACTTCTTCTTTGCGTGTTATAAATAAACTTAGTTTCGTTATTGTTTAAATCTTTTAAGTTATACCCTTCAATATAGTTTCCATACATCAACCTATTACCCATAATTGTAGAGGCTTGGGCAAAACGAGGCACGTTATCATACAGTCTGAGAATTTCTGTCTCAGGTAGTACAGTAAAAACTTTGCTGTCTGCAAAATCTATAGTATAGTTATTGTTGTTAGGGATACCTAACTCAGCTTTATCAAGCTTTTCTATAACTTTAATAGTAGGGTCTGCAGCATCTTTAAATAAAATATCTATGCCTTTCACTAAACTGCTACCTGTATTAAAAGTAACCTGAGCTCTATTGTGCTTATTAACCATACCTTCATTAAGGTAGCTTTCTGCACTAAAATCAAAATCTTTAGGGACAAATGCGGGGTCAGAGAATTGAGATGTGGCAGAGTATTCATTGTCGTCATAACGCCACCTATACCCAAAACATAAAAACCTTTCCTCCATATAATTAGAGGTTATATTAGGGCTCTCTTCTGTGACTACGGTAGGGGACTCGCTTGGCGGTTTCTTTATTACTAAAATTTCCTCATCAGTAAATTGGTCTATACCGCCTGTGCTTGGTTCTGTATATCCTTTAGTGACATTAATTCTGCGTGGAGCATTATAATCATCTGTAAAGAATAATATGTCGTCAATCATATCTACTCCCGTTATAAGATATGAGGGATTGAAATTCAATGTAGTGTCTACATTGTTCCCATCATTCATGCTAATAACATGATAGTTTGTTAATCCCGTTATAGGATTAAAAGACATAATAAGGTCAAGTTTATTTGTTATAGCTGAACCCGTAAAGGCGGGGTCGTGAACAAAGAAATATAATGTCTCCTCTTGTTCATGAGCAAACGTACCTATACATATAGCTTGAGTACTAATCTCTACAGTATTGTAACGGGGTGTAACTAAAAGCTCATTGGCTCTAGCGTTTTCTACCACACCCATCTCGTCTTGCTCCGTAGAGCCGACTGTTATATTTTCTGCATGAATATATTCTCCATCAGGAATCAGACGCTCGTCCAATTCCTTATTCATACGGCCACGTGTAAAAGTCCTTGTAGTTTTCATTCTTTTACTTTATCCACTTATCCATGCCTCTCATATTCATCAGAAGGCGTCCCGGATGTATATTGCTAATTCGAATTTTCGCGTTTCTTAAAAGCGCTGATTTTCTTTTCATAGCTCTACGCACTACATACTCTTGCACATTAAGTTTACTATTAAGAATAGCAGCTTCAATGTAAGCGTATATATAGTCTTCAAACATTTTGTTAACAGTAATTTTTGAATCATCACCATTTTCCATTCCATCAGACACATACTCAAGAATTACAAGGTTGTCTCCTATGTTTGAACTAAAATTAATAACCCCCATAGATTTATCTATAGAAAAAGTAGGATTGGCATTTGCAGTTTCTGTATTTAAAGCATACCATCCACCTCCAAATGGAGTATCAAAATACCATTGTCCATTCCAAAAATACCCCTCATACCCATCAAAAGGATGACCGCTATTTAGATAAATACTTTTCTTTCCTCCATATATTCTTTGGTAATCAATATCAGAAAACTCAGGACTTAATGCATTCCCTTCTTGGTCAAATAAAATTCTGTCATTATTGTCCTGCAAATATGCTTTCGCATAATTCACTTGAATGTTTTCAGTTAAAGTATATAGATATCCGTTTTTATAAAGAGACACCCTCACCCAATTAACATAATCCGAAGGAAGAACATATCTGAATTGGTCTGTGACATTAAGCTCGAGAACTTTTATTTCTTTGAAGGCATCATAGTTTAATTCTTGTACAGCTCTCTTAGCGTGAAACAAAATCTTAAACCTCTCTTCATTATTTACAAGGCTATGATTTCCTTGATACATTAACATAAAATTGTTAACTATATCATATAAGGAAACATACTGATACGAACCCCAATTAGCGTCCTCAGGATTTGCCCCATCATTCTCATAGTATTGGTATTGACTGATATATGCCATTATGCTTCTTGTTGATTCTCCTCAGCAGTTTCGTCTTTAGCAAAAGCATAAACATCTGCCTCTCTAATTGAAACTCCTGCGTATTGTAATATCTTCATAATAAGATTGCTCTCATCATCTAAGGGTAATTCAAAGTCTTGAAAATCCGCAAGCGATTGGTCAAATACAGGTTCTCCACTAGCAAGAGTTTGATAAGTCCACATGGGGTCTTTAGGGTATCTATAGTACTGTGCTGTAACCATACCTACATTACCTACTGTAGTAGGGTATATAGAAAGCAATGCTTCGCTTGAAGTGTAAGAAGGGTAAGTAGTCGTAGGAGCTGTATATATAGAATTTGTAAGCATAGTAATTTTACTTGGGCTTACTTTCTCTGCTTCATTCTGCTGCGTTCCTGTTTTGATAATAGTGTAACCAAAACCGGCAGCTGAAAGAATTGTTCCTGTAACTGTAATGTTATTGTTATCAGTAACTGTTACAACTGTTACGTATTGAACTCCTTGAGTAGTTGTTTGTACCCCTACTATATCTCCCGGAACAATACCTAATAATGCCGACGTAAAATTAGCCGTAGCGTCTGTCAAAATATTATTTCCCGGACCTGTAAATGCGCTAGTAACTCCGCTTGTAATAAGAGTTTTGTATACAAGAACTTTGTTTACAAAGTAATAATCATCTCCCGTAGTAGTTAGCGATGGCATAAAATAATTGTTGTCTGAACTAAAGTTCAAACCGTTAACCATCGAAAACAAATCTATAGATTCCTCTATACTCTTTGCTAAGTCAGCAACACCCGAGCCTGATAGCCTAGCGTTCTCTTTGTTTAACTGACGGTTGTACTGATAAAAATAACTCTCGAATATATCTAACTGTGCTTGCTTTGCAAATAAGTTAAAATCAGACGGAGATAGATATCCGTAGTTATTCTTGTTAAGTACAGAGAGAACAGTATTTCTAACTGTATTAATCATTGCCTTGTTTTAAGACAAAGATAAGGAAAAAAAAGAGGGGAGGTTTCTAAGCCACTCTACTTCCACGTAGCAGTAGTAGGTTGGAAGGAAGTTAAAGCTGATGGTAAAGGAACAGGAATGATTGCCGTTACTGAAGTTAACGCTCTAGCCCACGCATCAATAATAGCTTGAGGCTGCGTAGCGTCTGTAGCTCCTAACCCTACAGCTTCAACTAAATCGTAAGTTGCTACCTCAGGGTTTGTACCGTCATCAAAAGTAAGGATAGTGGTATATAGTCGTACAGTAGTAGAATTAATTCGGCGTACCTCCTGTAAAGTTTTAACAGGCACATAGTACCTATTATTGCTTTGGTCTCGTATAAGTAATAGTCTATTCACTTTAGCAAAGATAAAGAAAAAAAAGAGGGGCATAAAGCCCCTCTCTTTCATTAATTAAACTGTATCCTATGAAGGAACGCCTGTTAAAGCTAATGGTGGAGTAATAGCTTTAGAAGTCACTCTCCAATTAGTAGCAAGTAAAGCTTCCATCTGTGTAATAAACCACAACTTAAACTCATTAGATGTAG